AAGGGAACGCGAGAGGAAAACGCGGCCAAGGCTCAATCGAAATTCGGCGGTGTCCCTCCTCCTCCACGTATGGCGGTGGTTGGTGGTAAGCGCGTTTAAACGGAGTACGGAGTGGACGGAATGACAGACGACCAAGCGGCGCTCGTTGCGGAGTGGCGGACGGATTGCCTCGATTGGGGAGAACGGCTCAAAGCGGGGCTCACGATAATCCCGCCTCCCATTTTCCCGGATGAGGGGGAGTACGCCCTTGGCATTTTCAAGGAGCTAAAGATTGTTGATGCTCCGAATAGCCCAACGTTCGGGGGGGCGAGTGCGGAATGGGTTTTCGATTTGGTCCGCTCGATTTTCGGCGCGTATGACCGCTCAACAGGGCGGCGCTTAATTACGGAGTGGTTTGTTTGCCTCCCGAAGAAAAACAGTAAATCCACGCTCGCGGCCGGAATTATGATGACCGCGCTAATCCTGAATTGGAGGGAGAGCGCGGAGTTTGCGATTTTGGCTCCCACGATTGAGGTTGCGGGGAATAGCTTTAAACCGGCGGCGGATATGGTTAAGGCCGATGAGGAGTTGGGAGACCTATTCCACACGCAAACGCATATCAAAACGATTACGCACCTCCCGAAAGGCGCAACGCTCAAGGTGATTGCGGCGGACGCCAACACGGTCTCCGGGAAAAAGTCGGTCGGCACCCTCGTTGATGAGCTTTGGTTATTCGGCAAAATGCCAAACGCGGAGGACATGCTCCGGGAGGCAACCGGCGGCTTGGCCTCACGCCCGGAGGGTTTCGTTATCTACCTGACGACCATGAGCAACGAGCCCCCGGCGGGCGTTTTCGCGCAAAAGCTCAAATACGCGCGGGACGTGCGGGACGGAAAGATTTATGACCCGCAATTCGTCCCCGTGATTTACGAGCATCCGGCGGATATGGTGAAGGCCAAAACGCATTTACTCGTGGAAAACCTCAAAATCGTGAATCCAAATTTTGGTTACAGCGTGGACCAAAACTTTTTGGAGCGCGAATACCGGAAAAGCCGGGAGGCCGGTGAGGAATCATTCCGGGGTTTCCTCGCAAAACATGCCAACGTTGAAATCGGCTTGGCTTTGCGTTCGGACCGTTGGGCCGGTGCTGATTTTTGGGAAAGCGCGGCGCGGTGCCCCAAGGATATGACCTTGGCGCAAATGCTTGAATTGTGCGAAGTCGCGGACATTGGTATTGACGGCGGCGGATTGGACGATTTGTTGGGGCTCGCGGTAATTGGACGCGTGAAAGACTCGCGTAATTGGCTCCTGTGGACTCACGCGTGGGCTCATCCGTCCGTTTTCGACCGGCGCAAGGAAATAGCGGCGGCGCTCCGTGATTACGAAAAGGACGGTGATTTAACCGTGGTGGAAACCATCGGGGATGACGTGGCGGGCGTGGCCAAAATCGCCAAGCAAGTACACGACTCGGGATTGTTGGACAAGGTGGGTTGCGACCCGGCGGGGATTGGCGGGATTTTGGACGCGTTGGAGGCGGAGGGAATCCCGGCGGACTCAATCGTGGGTATCTCGCAGGGTTGGAAGCTCGCGGGCGCTATCAAAACGGCGGAGCGGCGGATTGCTGCGGCCTCGGGTGTGAAGCTCGACGGGGAGCCGATTGAGGGGACGTTGCTCCATGCGGGCTCGCGGCTCATGAATTGGTGCGTTGGCAACGCTCGCGTGGTCCCCGTGGGTAACGCAATCAACATTACCAAGCAAGCCTCGGGGACGGGGAAAATCGACCCGCTCATGGCCTCGTTTAATGCGGTCTCGCTCATGATGGCAAACCCGCCCGCCAAGGGGAAATCCGTGTATGAGACGCGGGGTATTAGACGCCTATAGGTAGGATTGGCGCTTTCCAAGGGGGTGCGTGTGGGTTTTCTCAACTCGTTTAAACAAGGTTGGCAAGCGGCGCGGACCGGTGGCGTAGCTCCGCAGGTAGGGCGGGAGGAGCCGGGTATTCGCGCGTCCGTGTCCGTTTCGGCTCCAGGCGAAAGCGCGACGTTTGCGGATATGAACGACCCGCGTTTCCTCGAATACATTCGCCACGGCGAATACGTGGGCGGGGATTTCATCGGGGAGCGGCGGTTGCGCAATATGGCGCTCTTGCGCTGCGTTACGCTGATTTCGGAGGCCATTGGCATGTTGCCTATCAACCTCCTATCCACGGACAAAACCAAGGCGGTGCAGTCGGCGGACCCCGGCCATAGGCTTGTCAACCTCAAGCCAAATACGTGGCAAACGCCGTATGAGGCCAAGGCTCAAATCACGCTCCACGCGCTATTGGACGGCAACGGTTACGGGCGAATCGTTCGCTCACCTATCGGAAACCGACCCGTTGCGCTCGTGCCGCTCAACCGATATTCGACCATGCCACGGATGAAACCGGGCTATGACCTCGTGTACGAGCATGTAACGCCGTGGGGTGAGAGCATGGAGCTAAAGCCCCAAGACGTTCTCCACCTCCGGGACGTGACGTTGGACGGAATCCACGGGCTTTCGCGGCTGCGGCTCGGACGCCATGCGCTCGATTTGGCGGAGAACACGGAAAACAGTACGGCGCGGCTTTTCAGGTCCGGGGTTATGGCCGGGGGTGCAATTGAAGTCCCCCAAGCCCTCTCGGATAACGCGTACGCGCGTATGAAGGAGAGCATTAAGGAGGACCACTCGGGCGCGGATAACGCGGGCTCCATGATGATTTTGGAGGAGGGAGCCAAGGCGTCCATGTTCTCCTCAACGGCGCAAAGCTCGCAACAGTTGGAGAATCGAAACCATCAGATTGAGGAGGTGGCGCGCATGTATGGCGTGCCCCGGCCCTTGCTCATGATGGACGATACCTCGTGGGGCTCAGGTATTGAGCAATTGGCGCTTTTCTTTATCCAATTCGGGCTCGCGCATTGGTTCAAGTGTTGGGAGGAGGCGCTGGCTCGTTGCCTGATTAGCGACGCGCGGTTGGGGCTCGTTGGGTATAAATTCGATGAGTCGGCATTACTCCGGGGTACGCTCAATGACCAAGCATCGTTTTTCTCCAAAGCGTTGGGTGCTGGCGGTAGTTCGCCATTCCTCACGCCCAACGAAGTCCGGGAGTTTTTGGATATGCCGTACTCAACCGATGCGGTGGCGGACCTCCTCCGAAACCCAATGACGCAGCAAAAGCCGGGAGCCGGTGGCGTGAATAACGAACCGGCGGCAAACGACCCGGCCAACGATAACCAACCGAAAAGGGCAAAACAATGAGCTTGATTAAGCTACCTGAAATCCACGCGGACGCGCGCATGAGTGCTGGCGGCTATGACCTCCGCCAAGACATTGTGGCGCGTTGGGCTCCCGAAGTGCGCGCGGCCTCAACCGATGAGGGACCGGCCACGATTTCCATGTACGACCAAATCGGGGAATCGTGGGACGGCTCCGGTTGGACCTCGGCGCGCGTGTCCGCAATCCTCCGCAGTGTGGGCGCGAATACGCCTGTCACGGTCAACCTCAATTCTCCCGGCGGGGACTTTTTTGAGGGCGTGTCGATTTACAACCTCCTCCGTGGCCACGGCGCGGAGGTGACGGTAAATGTAATGGGGCTCGCGGCCTCGGCGGCGTCCGTTATTGCTATGGCCGGGGACAAAATCAATATGGGTGAGGGTGCATTCCTCATGATTCATAAGGCGTGGTGTGTCGCTGGCGGCAACGCTGACGACCTCACGGCCTTGGCCTCTACCCTCACCCAATTCGACGGGGCAATGGCGGACCTCTACGCGGCGCGCACGGGTATGGATTCCGCCAAGTGCATGGCCATGATGCAAGCGGAGACTTGGCTTGGCGCAACCCAAGCGGTAAAGGACGGTTTCGCTCATGCCGTGTTGAGCCCGGACAAAACCGGCTCGGGGGACGCTGGCCAGAAAAAAGCCAAGGCGCTCGTGGAAGCCTCGTTGATGCGCGCGGGCCATTCGTCGGCGGTCCGTGCGGAAACGATGGCTCAGGTTTTCCAACCGGCGGAGCGGCGCGACCCCTCCAACGTGGGCGGTGATAATCCGCAAGCGGGCGCGGGGTTTGAGCTTGCGGCCCTCCTCAACCAGTTCTCTCAATCCATTTCGGGCTAAGGCCCAAAGGACCAAACCGTATGAAACGATCGCTCCTCGCAATCGCGACCCTCCAAGCGGCTCTCGGCGCTCAAATCGCTTTCGCTGCAACCGGAGAAATCCAACGCGGCGCGTTTGCTGTGCGCGCGGACGCTGCCGGTATGACGGAGTTTCGCTCGGCAATCGAAAACGTCAACCGTGCGTTTGCGCAGTACAAGGAAAGCAACGACAAGGCGTTGGCGGAACTCAAGGCCAACGGCCACGTGTCGGCGGACGCTCAAGCCAAGCTCGACCGCATTGATACGGACGTGTCCGAAATCCAAGCGGCAATCGACAAAATGGCCATTCAGATGGCGGGCGGTCTCGGCGCGGGCGGCTCGGGCGTGAAGGACAAGGAATACTCGGACGCTTTCCGCGCGCATTTCATCAAGGGCGACGTGCAAGCCTCGCTCAACAAGGGCGCGGCGGAGGAAGGCGGCTATCTGACTCCGACCGAATGGGACCGCACGATTACCAACAAGCTGATTTTGGTTTCGCCTATGCGCCAAATCTGCCGTGTTGTCCCCACGGGCCGGGCCTCGTACTCGAAACTGTTCAACATGCGCGGCACGTCCTCGGGTTGGGTTGGTGAGGAGGACGAACGTCCCAACACGGGTACGGCTCAATTCAAGAGCCTCACTTTCGCCGTGGGCGAAATCTACGCCAACCCGGCGGCGACTCAAGCCATGCTTGACGATGGCTTTATCGACGTTGAGGCATGGTTGGCGGAGGAGGTACAAACCGAATTCGCCAAGCAAGAGGGCGTCGCATTCCTCACGGGCAACTCGGACAAAATGCCGTCCGGCCTCCTCACGTACATTGTGGGCGGCGCGAACGCGGCCAAGCATCCGTTGGGCGCAATCGCAACCGTGGACAGCGGCGCGGCCAATGACGTGACGGCGGACGGCGTTTTTGACCTCGTGTACGAACTCCCGGCGGTGTACACGGCCAACGCGCGCTTTGCAATGAACCGCAACGCGCAACGCCAAATCCGCAAGCTGAAGGACAACATCGGGAATTACCTGTGGCAACCCTCGCTTGTCGCTGGCCAACCGGCCACGCTCGCGGGTTACGCAATTACGGAACTCCCGGACATGCCGGACGTTGCGGCGGGCTCCACTCCGCTCCTGTATGGTGACTTCAACCAAACGTACCTCATCAACGACCGCGTTGGCGTCCGTGTCCTCCGTGACCCGTACACCAACAAGCCGTTTGTTTCGTTCTATACGACGAAGCGCGTTGGCGGTGGCCTCCTCAACCCGGAGACCATGAAGGCTATGAAGATCGGCGCGTAAGCGTAATAGCGGCGCGACCCCGGAGGACTCGGGGCCGATAATTCAAGGGCGGCGCTCTCTCGGGGCTCCGCCCTTTTTTCATATCCAACGGGGGTTTTATGGCGGTTTTCTCGAAGAAGTGGCGCGGCGTTGTGAAGGGTGACATTTAC